AAGTCAGGCGGCAAGGTTAAATCGGGCGGTAAAATCTGTCCGAAAGGTAAAGCATGGGCTAAACGCACCTTCGATACCTATCCGTCTGCTTACGCTAATATGGCTGCATCTAAGTATTGCAAAGACCCTAACTATGCTAAGGGCAGCAAAAAGAAGAAAAAGTAATGGGACAGCTAAAACAATGGCGTGACCAGCAATGGGTTCGTATTGGCACTGATGGCAAGATCAAGGGGCCATGTGGTACGTCTAAGGACAAAAAGAACCCAGATCGCTGCTTACCAAAAGCTAAAGCGCAGTCATTAAGTCAGTCTGAACGTGCTACTACAGCACGCAAGAAGAAAAGGGCTGGGGCAACTGGCAAAACAGTAGTATCGAATACACCAAAAGCGAAGGTAAGGACCGCGAAAGCAGGTGGCATGATACGCGAAAACCACAAAGGTTGTGGAGCTGTGATGGGTAATCGCAGAAAGAAAACACTGTACGTACAAGGTACTAGGAAGTAAATGGCAACTTCAGGCACTACAAGTTTCAACATGGAGTTCACCGAGATCGCTGAAGAGGCGTGGGAGCGTGCTGGGCGTGAAATGCGTTCAGGTTACGATTTACGCACCGCTAGACGATCCATGAACTTGATGTCTATTGAGTGGCAGAACCGTGGTATTAATCTGTGGACGGTAGATGAAGGCACTGTAACGCTCACTACTGGTACGTCTCAGTATGACCTCCCCGCCGATACCATTGACCTACTAGAGCAAGTTATTCGCACAGACTCTGGGGTTACGGCGACTCAACAAGATCTTACTATTACACGAATTAGTGTAAGTACATATGCTTCTATCCCTAACAAACTAACGCAAGGTAGACCGATTCAGGTGTACATAGAGCGGCTTAGGGATAATCCAAAGATTAATGTTTGGCCGGTACCTGATAAGAGTGGGTATGTGTTCAAATATTATCGAATGCGTCGAATCGAAGACGCTGGTAGCGGGGTGCAAACGGCAGATATGAACTTTAGGTTCTTCCCTTGTATGGTGGCAGGTTTAGCCTACTACGTAGCAATGAAAGACCCAGAGTTAGCAGAGAGATTGCCGATGTTAAAAGCTGAGTATGAGGAACAGTTTAGACTAGCAGCAGAAGAGGACAGGGTGAAGACACCGGCTAAGTTCGTGCCGCGTATTGCGAGAATCTAGCCATGACGAACCGGTTTGCATCTGCAAAGAGAGCCATAGCGGAATGCGATATCTGCGGCTTTCAGTACAAATTAAAGGAGTTGCGGAATCTAATTAGGAAGGGGCAGGACACCAACTTGAAGGCATGTCCTGAGTGTTGGAACCCAGATCAGCCTCAGTTACGGCTAGGTGAGTTTCCAGTAGATGATCCACAAGCGATACGAGATCCCCGTCCAGATAGGAGTTTAGGGGATTCTGGAGACTTCAGTAGTCGAGCTATTCAGTGGGGTTGGGATCCTGTCGGCGGCGGTAGAGACCCATTTGGCCTTACTCCTAATGATCTAGTAGCAAACGGAAAAATTGGAACAGTAACGGTGGTGATCAGCTAATGAAAAAAGATAAAGTACATAAGATGGGCGGTGTAAAGCCCTACGGACCCAAGCCCAGCATGAAAGGCGTTAAAACGTCTGGAATCAAGATGCGCGGTGTAGGGGCAGCGACTAAAGGAACTATGTCTAGAGGGCCAATGGCATAAGCCATGAACTACACTTCTCTTAAGACCAACATTGAGGACATTTGCGAGACATCGTTTACGGACGACCAACTCGCTATGTTCACAGAGCAGGCCGAGCAGAAGATCTACAACACTGTTCAGATTCCTGCTTTACGTAAGAATGTTACGGGGACATTAACAGCCAGTAATAAATATTTAGGCACTCCTTCGGACTTTTTGTGGTCTTACTCACTTGCAGTTGTTGACGGTTCAGGTAATTACAACTTCTTGTTAAACAAAGATGTTAACTTTATTAGAGAAGCCTACCCTAGTCAGACAGCTACAGGACTCCCTAAGCATTATGCGTACTTTGACGATAACTCGTTCATTTTAGGGCCAACTCCCGATTCTGCTTACACAATGGAATTACATTATGGGTATTACCCAGAAACCATTGTAACCGCAGGCACTACGTGGCTTGGTGATGAGTTTGACTCGGCGCTGCTTAATGGTGCTTTGGTCGAAGCGATACGGTTTATGAAAGGCGAACCAGATTTAGTGAGTTTGTACGAGACCCTGTATGTGCAGGCAATCAAGCTGCTTAAGAATCTTGGGGATGGTAAGTTAAGAGAAGATACCTACCGTTCTGGGCAATATAGAACAGCGGTAGTGTAAGGAGACATTTATGGCAATCACACAGGCAATGTGTACTTCATTCAAGAAAGCTCTGCTTGATGGAGAAATGGATTTTAGTTCAAACACATCACAGACTTATAAGATCGCGTTGTATACGTCATCTGCAACGTTAAGTGCAGCGACAACAGCGTATGCAACGACAAATGAAGTTAGTGGAACTGGATATACGGCAGGCGGTAACACGTTAACGGTTGTTGCTCCAACGTCATCTGGCACCACTGCATTTTTAGATTTTGCAGACACAACGTGGTCCACAGCAACAATTACGGCTCGCGGGGCTTTAATCTACCAATCAGGAGGCAGTAACCCAGCGGTTGCGGTACTCGACTTTGGTGGAGATAAAACCTCTACCGCAGGTGACTTTCAGATTCAGTTCCCTACAGCAGACGCGAGCAGTGCGATTATTAGGATAGCCTAATGGCTGACGCCGTTGTCGTATTTCAGGGTTGGGGTTCCTCAACTCAAGGATGGGGCGATGGCGCATGGGGCGAGAATATCGCCGTACCCGGAGCTACGGGGGCTGTTGGTACAGTTTCAGTGGTTGCGGGGGCGAATGTTTACCCCTCTGGATTATCCGCAACAGGCTCAGTTGGTACTGTTTCTGTTGTTGCTGAAGCGAATGTAAGCCCCACGGGGGTAGCTGCTACAGGCGCAGTAGGTACGGTATCTGTCGTTGCCGAAGCAAACGTAGCTGTAACAGGAGTATCAGGAAGTTCTGCGGTAGGTTCAGTAACCGTAGCTGCAGACGCTAATGTTTTCCCATCTGGGCTATCTGCCACCACCGGATTAGGTAGTGTCACCGTAACCGCAGATGCAAACGTCGCAGTAACCGGCAATGCTGGTACCACGGCGCTAGGTAGTGTCACCGTAACAGGTACAGCGAATGTATCCCCTAGCGGTCTTAGCGCAACAGGTGCAATAGGCAGTGTTACGGTCCAAGCCAACGCAGATGTCTCAGTCACTGGAGAAGAGGCAACTACTGGGCTTGGGTCGGTTACGGTTGTAGGCGATGCCATAATCAGCCCATCCGGGCTTGCTGCTACAGGTGCCGTAGGTACAGTAACCATTGCTCTTGGTATGACCGTTTCGGTTACAGGAGTCGCTGGAACCACTGCATTAGGTACCGTTACAACACAATCTGATGCTAATGTTAGTGTTACGGGCGTAGCAGCAATAGGGAACGTAGGCTCCGTATTAGTTTGGGGCGAAATAGATGACAATCAAAACCCGAATTGGCAAGATATTAATCGTACACAATCGCCATCTTGGGGTAATATCAACAGCGTACAGAATCCTAGTTGGTCAGGAGTAACGGATACACAGACTCCCTCGTGGGGCAGCATAAACAGTGCTCAGACACCAACTTGGGATGACATAGCCGCATGAGGTTAAGAGATGACTACACAATATACTTCCATTCTTAAATTAGCCCTTCCTGTTCAAGGGGAGTTAAGTGGTACGTGGGGCGATACCGTCAACGACAATATCACTTCTATGGTGGAAGAGGCCATCGCAGGCCGTAAAGTTATTAATTCATGGTCTTCTAATTCTCACACACTGACCAGTGCAGACGGGACGACCTCCGAATCTCGTGCGGCAATGCTTGAGTTTACTGATACTGGCTCTTCATTGAGTGGCAACGCTACAGTCGTTTGCCCCACTGCATCTAAGATCTATATCGCAAAGAATGCTGTCGGGAGTAGCCGTACTGTTACTCTGAAGACCTCCTCGGGGACCGGTATAGCTATTCCTGACGGCACCACAATGTTCCTGTTTTGTGATGGGACTAACGTGGTGGAGGCTGTTACTAACATAAACAGTTTCAATGTAGGCGGCACCGTCGCTATCAACGCTATCAAAGACGAAGATGATATGTCGTCCAATAGCGCCACCGCTCTGGCTACACAACAAAGCATCAAGGCATACGTCGATAGTCAAGTAGGGTCGTTCGATACTCTTGCTGAAGTCTTAGCTCAAGGTAACACCTCGGGCGGCACAGATATCTCGATGACCGCTGGCGACGATATCGTTACCGCATCGGCAGGAACTAACAACTTACGTCTAGGTTCTAACGCTGGTGCAGCTATAGCCTCTGGTGGTAATTACAACACAGTAGTTGGGGACTTAGCTGGTCAAGCGGTTACGACTGGCGACTACAACACCGCCCTTGGCTACAACGCAGGTAACGGAATTACTACAGGTTCTAATAACGTTACGCTAGGCGGGTTAGCTGGCGATGCTTTAACCGTTGGTGTAAGAAACATAGCGATTGGTGTTCATGCGCTTGGATCTGACACACAAGGCGATAGAGCTGTAGCAATCGGTCAAGGGGCTTTGTTCGCTCAAAACTTCACATCGCCCACGCAAAACTACAACGTAGCAGTAGGTTATGAGGCAGGAGCCGCAGTCACTACAGGCCAACTAAACACTTTAATTGGTGGTCTTGCTGGAGACTCTATAACCACTGGTTCTGAAAATGTTGCAATAGGTTATCGTGCTTTGTCTTCAGAGGACACTAATGGCCTTAACGTTGCCATTGGCCCTGATTCTTTGATGACTCAGAATGCAGGGGCTAACGCTTACAATACCGCTGTCGGATACCACACAGGTAGATCAGTCACTACAGCCCAATACAACACTTTCATCGGTGGTCTTGCAGGTGATGCGACCACTACCGGCCCTAAGAATACCGCAGTAGGGTATAACTCTTTAGGTGCCAATACTACGGGTGATTTTAATAATGCTTTTGGCTTTCAAGCTTTATTAACCAACACTACAGGAAGTAATAACACAGCATTTGGTGGTAATGCTTTAGGACTTACAACGACTGGTGGTAATAATGTGGCTATGGGTAGAAATGCCCTTTATGCCAACACTACTGCAAGTAATAACACTGCTATTGGTCATCAAGCTCTTACTGCAAACACCACGGGCAGTCAAAATGTTGCTATCGGAAGAGACGCAGGACTTGCTGTAACGACTGGTTCAAACAATGTCGCCGTGGGTTTCGAGGCCCTAAAAAACGAGGACGCGCACGGTCAAAACACTGCGATAGGCACTCAAGCTCTATTTGTTTTGAATGCAGGCGCAGATGCAGTCAATACGGCGGTTGGTTATCAGGCGGGTGCGGCAGTTACCACAGGCATCCAAAACACCCTAATAGGTGGTCTTGCAGGTGATGCACTAACTGACGCTGATTACAACGTAGCAGTAGGATCAGGCGCTTTAGGTGGTGATACTAAAGGTAGTAGAAGTGTAGCGATTGGTTATCAAGCCTTGGTTGC